CTCCTTCCTACCCCTTTACGCCAGCAACATCAAAAATAATACTTGATGTTAATACTTCCACGCTTTCGGTCCCAATATTCCGTACCGATACTGTTGAGCATCGGCATACTGCAGGAATATTGATGATCTGGGACGTGCTGACGGTAAACGGCTCTTCCGCTGCTGCTGGTGTTACAGACATTACCGCAGATGGCTCATATTCGCCTTCAACAAATAATGCCAAAGTGATCGTATCAACGACTCCACCTTCCGGGACCTGAACTGTTGCTGTTACCTGAACACTATAAAGTGCTTCCGGGACAACTACTTTGCAACATCTCTTAAACGGCTGTAATCCTCTTGAACTAGCCAAGAATACTCCAGAACCGTCGCGGTGAAAAATCAGACCTTCATTGCAAGGAACCGGTGCTTCTGTGTATAAGATAGGCTGGTTTGCAGATACGATCTGGCTCGCTACGCTGCTGTATTCTGCCGCCATAAAGCCACCCCCTTATCCGTAGAAACTATTTCCGCAACCACACCCGCCATTGCAGGTGAAAATCGGAGTACGCCCATAGACCGGAGTAGTAGGTACAGGACAAGAATTGAGTCTGTTATACAACTGGTCAACCTCATTAGCAAATCCCTGAGAGATAAATGCGTTCTGAGCTGTCTGGGATTCACGCAACGATGCCAAAGTAAGCTGTCTTTCCAGATCGGTGATCTTCTCGTTCTTAGCATCAATCTTATCCTGGCAAAGCTGATCTTTAATAGACTGGATACCATTGTTGACAGACTGTAAAATAGCCTGTGTGTTCTGTGCATCCGCCGTGCGAGTAGCACATGCTTCTCTTGCCAGATCGCTAGAAAGACTAGCTGTCGCAAGACGATTGTCGCTGCTTGCCTGAGCCAACTGGCCCTGTACGCCATTAAAGCCTTGCATTGTAGCAGTCTGAGATGCGAAGCTACGTTCCAGGTCCGCGATTGTGTTTCCATACATCTGCTGCGTGATAGCGTTCTGAGCGCCTGTTACTGCAGACACGATAGAGTTTCCGGTCTGACAAATATTCTGGTTTACGCCAGCAATGCCTAACTGCACATCACCAAATCCGCTTGTGATGCTGTTCTGGATACCCTGGATAGACGTGTTAATCATCTGATCCCTAAAGCCATTCTGAGTGATCTCAGCCTGGTTCATCCACGGATACAGCATAGCACCGTCTGCAGCAAGAGCACCTGCACCGCCGAAGCCACCGCCCCAGCCGCCAAAGCCGTTGCCGAAAAGAGCGAACATGATAATCAGGATCAGCCAGATATCGCTATCAAAGCCAAAACCGCCACCAAAGCCGCCAAAACCACCTGTCGGCGCGACCGGCATTACCAAAGAACTACTTGTGTCAAATGCCATCTCTTTTTCCTCCTAATTTTATGTAGGTTAGTGATACCGCCCTATTGCGATATCAGTTATATTAAGGCTGCGCGCTTGCCAAAATATTTAATTCATAGACTGTTTAACAGGGTTTGCAAACTGCGCCCCATTCTGTAAAAACCTTTGGTTCATAACTCCATTCTGAGATAGATATGCGCCCATCTGCTCCGGAGTCATACCATTCATAGCCTGTAACTGGTTCTGATCTATCCGGCCATTCTGATACAGAAGATTACCAAGCATACCTGGATTCTGTTTTGCCTGTTTAAAAATACGGATCACATCACCCATTCCATAACCGCCTTTGCCAAATAAAGGATTCATCATTTATCCTCCTTCCGTTTTGTTCTTGAAAAAGCATCTGCTATTCGTCTCTCTACTTCTTCAGAGATAATTCGATCAAGGTCTTCTCTCTTCACATATCCATTCATATCGCTTACAGGTTTTTCTTCCACGTGCGTCACAAGGTCAAATACCTGTAAAGGAAGCAGTGTATTATCCGACTGTCTTTCTTTTCGGTACACAAACGGAGCGTCTATGTCTACTAGAATTGCCGTCTGTCCAGGCATTACATTAAACAGGTCTGCTGCCGTCCGGTTAGCAACATACGCAAGTGTTGGCTGGCTTACAGACTGGTTCATCTGGTTCATTTGATTCATCGGCTGATTCATAGCCATTTTCTGTTGTTCTAACCACTGCAGGTAGTCGTAATAATTCGGTTGGTTCATCTTTCATCCTCCATTTCCCAGTAAAGCATCGGTATCTCACTCCCACAATCGGAAGTATCATAATAGTTACCGTCTATCACCGGAATTGCATGATTTCCGGTCAATAGCACGTATCTACCTGTCGGATGATCTACGCAAAAATCCCTAACACAGTAACAATCAGGACAACGATTTGGAATAGTGTACCTCTTAAATCCGTGCTTCCGAAGGTAGGCCGATAGTACAGAGTCCCTATTTGGCATATCGTATAGCATTAGCCCCATCTGGCATAACTCCATATAGGCTCTCTCCCAAGGGATGTCTAAGACTATGGACACTGCCCGTATAACGCAATCGTCCGTGTTCTTCAATATGGGATTTTTATTCGCGTAAATATACATTCCATCACCCTCTATATAGAGAATAACGGATTAGAAGAAATAGAAAAATCAGATAAACGTCTATGTTTCGTCTATATTTCGTAGAAAAAGAAAAAGGCCGCCCGTCCATTACAGACAAGCGACCTCTCCCTATATGGTAACTGAAATATTATACCACAAATACTGTTATAATTCAATCACATTGATACTAAAATTCGTGTAAATACCGCCTTCTTCCTCCCTATGAACAGATGAATAAGCTTCATAACTACTCTCACCACAATAGCCCTGGAAAGACTTGGCTCCGTTATCCCAATAAGTGAATGTGAACTCTTTACCTTGCATTAGTCCCATCATATAATCCTTTTCATCACCGGATATGGAACTATACACCAAATTGACCTTTTTGACATCTCTACGGACCCAGTTGATGTGCATTACTCCATCTTCCGTTCTTCCGGAATCCGCGGACGCAACATTGGTATGCTCGATCTTTACATTTGGCGCCGGAATATAGATATGATTGTCTCCTACCATCCAATATCCTTGCGTATCAAGCTTTGCTATTGCCATATTTCCCTCCTTCCAATAAAAAAGAGTCGATAGCTCGACTCTAACAAAATGACAACAAAAAAGAGCGATTACTCGCTCTTTTTCACTTACTTGGTTATTTCATCTGCATCTTTTTCAAAATCTTCTACTATTTCTTTTGTTTCTTCCAATACTTGTTGTGTAGCTTTTGATATTTCTTCATCTCTTCTTTTTTTCTCAACAGCATCTTGTATAAAATATATTCCTATAATGATAAAGAATACAGCAATAATAGCAATTACAATCAGTTTGTCTTTACTGCTATTCGTCTTAGCCTTTTCTTCGTTCCCAGAAGAATCGGACACATTAAAACCGCAAAATTGACAATACGCTTCGCCATCTGGCACTTCATGTCCGCATTTTGTGCATACCATAGTACATCCCTCCTTGCAGTTTTCTTATTATGATACCACAAGGAGAGATTATTGTCTATTACACTCTAATCGGACTAGAACCGGTTCTCATAATGTAGTTGTTGTTTTCCTTTACGACTGCTGTAAACAATGCTGCAGCATCTCCACGAAGTTCTACATTTACATTACCGCCGTTTGCTGCCATAGCCTCTGTCATAGCACGGTATACTGCATTTGCAATACCTTCTGTGATCTGTTCATTATTTGCTACCGCTGTTCTTCCATTAGAGAACGATCCTACCATCTCTGTATGGTTTGCAAAGAAAAGACCATCTTCCGGGAAACCGCCTGTTTCATATCTAGGAATTTTCATCCGGATAGTCTGGCCGCCGATCTCAGTATTACCTACTTTTGTTTTAGGAATTTCGATAACTGCGTTCGCGCTTACCCACTTAGAAAACTCTCCCCACATTGTTTTCATTGCTTCAATAGCGTTTCCCCAGATCGTCTTAAACGCATTCGGTATAGCGTTCAAATTCCAGTTATCAGGTGTAAATATCCTTGTCATATTAGCACTAAAACTGCTCATAAACACATCCGACTCAGAAGAGATGCCGTTGTATGTTGTAGAGAACAAGTTTCCAATAACGCTTAAATTTGATGTTAATGTGCTAACTAAATTAGCGCTCGCGCTCTTGACACTATCAAATCCAGTAACAACATCATCCGTGCTTTTTTTCACTCCATCAAAAGCCTTTGTATTATTTATCTTATCTTTTGCTGTACCAAAAGAAGTTGAAAGTGTTTCAAGGTTTCCCTTCATACCGTTAGCCTTTTGTGATGCTTTATCTAACTCATCGCTTATGTATGCAAGTGCTCCCCTCATAACAGGGCTATTCTGATTAAATCGAGACATAGACCTGTTTATATTCAATACACTATCAGATGCACCGCTACCAGCCTTTCCAACTCTATTAAACGAGTTTTCACCAGTATCACCAAACAACTTAAATGTATCAAAAGTAGAATTAAGCGGAATCATTGTTGTTTCAAGCCTTCCAACAGACTCTTCAACTTTACCAACACTTTCAGATGTCCTGTTTCCTGTTTCATTAACTTCATCATTAAGCGTTTTAATATTACCAAGAATGTTTACAAATCCATTTGTAAGAACATTACCAACAGCATTTAATGCTTCACCGGTATTCTGTGTAGACTGTTTTACACCATTAGCATATACATTACCAGTAGCCTCACCTGCTTCTTCTGCATACGGCATTACAGTATCACGAATTTCCCAGAATGTTTCAATCCAATCTTTTGACAGTTCGGATCTAACTCTACCGCCAGCATTTTCGTCACGATAATCATATACGTGCTCAAATGCTGAAGACATCAACTCTCCGCCTTTTTCAGCAAGCCAAGGTTCCAAACCATCTGTAGCCTCTCCGTACTCTTTCTTTATCATGTCGGTATAAGGCACCATTACATTAAGATAAAACTGTTCAGCACCTACATAATCATTTTTACCGATGAAAGAATACAGTTTGTCATACAATGATAACTGAACGCTATCCATAGCATTCTTTGCAGTGCTATCCAACTGATCGTACATAGCCTGTGTCTGAAGAATTACATCATCATAATCCATTCCCTCAGATATCAGATCGTTTCTGTACTTATCAATCTTTTCCGTAGCATTTCCAAAGGTTTCAGCAAACGTATCCATATACCCTTGAAGTTCACCTACGGCGCTTTCATAACTGTCTGTGTTAATATCAGGGAAATGTATTTTTCCTGTTACTTCTTCTAATGTAAGAAGACTACTATTTATATCCTTAATTCGCTCGTCTGTGATTACTCCGGTAGATTCCGCTAAACCGTACATTGCATTTGTTGCGGCAGTAGCCTTTTCATACAATGTATCGACAACACGTTCATCGGCCCCGCTATTTACGGCATTGTAATATACATTCCAAGCCTTATCAGCTTTATCAGCAAGTTCATCCATTGCTTTAATATCGCCGTATTTAGCCTCAGTCAACTCATTAATCTTGTTGGTATAGTATTCCGTTTCTTCATCAGTCAATTCTCTTTGACTCTTAATGAAGTTCATATTGTTTACGGTTGCCTGGATCAAATAATCATACTGCGCTGCAATGTAATCTTCCCAAGCATTCTTTACCTCACCAATATTTCCAACAAGTTCATGAAGCGCATCTGTTGTAAGTTTGTTTCCTGTATTAGCAGCTTCTCCAATCAGTGACCATTTGCTAACCATATCACCAAGATCACTACGCAAACCATTCAACTTATCGTGAGACTGAGACAGTTTATCCAGACCGCTAGTAATATCATCAGCAATACTAGAGAACGACTTGTTGATATCATCAAGAGAAGCGTATGTATCACCCATATCTTTTGCAAGCGTACTGAGCACATTTTCACGTGTGATAGCCTTTGTAGCTTCATCAATTCCCCATACTGCTCCTAATACAGCACCAACACCAGCAACAATAATACCTGCCGGCACACCAAGAAGTAATGTTAATGCTCCAGCAGCTCCACCAGCCGCAATACCAAGTTGAGCTATGCTTCCACCAAGGTTATCAGTTCCTTTAACAAGATCGTACACTGCATCTTTTACAGCAAAAAACTCTGCAAATAAAGTTGTAGCAGTACCTAATACCTTAGTAAACGGAGACAGACTAGAGCTAACCGCATTTATGCCATTAGTAACACCTGTAAACATATTGCCGGTCATTCCAACAGCATCCATGTTCTGGAAATAGCTATTAACAGCATTACCAAATACATTAGCAAGCTGGCCATTAAACACTCTTGTCAGATCATTGCTCAGTGCAGCGCCAACATTTCTCGAAAATCCATTAAGCAAACTACCAAAATTACCTCTGAATATTCTATTAGAAAACGGTATAGCAAGAGCAGTAATGATAGCAGTTTCAATCGGAGCGCTATCAAACATTCCGGCCCACAATTTCACACCTGCGTTAAATACTTCCAACAACAAATGCCCAATTTTACCTGCAATATCTACTACATCAATTCCAGCAATGAAGTTACCGATCTGACGGCCAACCATCTTCCAATCAGTTTTTTTCAGTGCAGTAATCATTGCATCAAGAAGTCCCTTAGCCCACTTATTTAATGCAGAAGCAGCCTTCTTGAAGTCAAAGTCTTTAAATAGTCCATTCAGGCCATTAGCAATGCTTTCACCAACGACAGTCCATTTAATTTCATCACCAAGCGTATAGATAAAATCAATAGCAGTATTGAAGCCGTTTGCAATAGTGCTTCCTACCATATTCCAATCAGTAGTAAGCATAGCACCGTTAATCGTCTGAGCGATATCATGTGCCATCTCATAAGCCGCGCTTCGGATTACATTCCAATCAAGGTTCCCGGTAAACCCGTTAATCATATTGCCCAGGTCCACACCTAACTGCCAGCCATTGAACCGCCTAAAGAACGCATCCAAAGCATTCGCAATAGTATTGATACCGTTTGCGATAAACTTGCCTTTTTCGTAGAACAACTCAGAGTCAGAAAGATACCCATTCAGGAAATCAGCAAGGCCTTCACCAAAACGTCTGGCCTTATCGAATATCCTCTCCCAGTTGATCCCCTGTAACCATTCCTTCTCGACTTCACCAATACGCTTGCCGAGCTTGTACAGCGTATCATACAGGCTGTCAAAATATCCTTCAATCGGAGTGACATTAAGGTTCTTATACATATCACCCAGATCACCATAAAGACCAGCAATTTCGTCACCGTCCTTCTTACCCTTATCAGAGTTATCCGGAAGAAGGTTCAATTCATCAATGCCAAGAAGCATATTTTTGAATTTCTTTGCAGAATCAGCAGCATCATCATATCCGTCTGCTACATCTTCCAATCCTTCAGTATCGTCACGAAGAACGCCGGAATCGGACCATTCAATCTGCCATCCAAAGATTTTACCAAGTGAATTAAGCGTAGACGTAGCAAGGTCAATGATCGTGTTCATAGCCTTGTTGAAATTCATCACCAACGGTTTGAACGTATAAATACCGATCTGTCCAAGCACGATCTGTAACTGCTTCAATCTTTCTTGTGCAATTCTTGTCTGGTTCGCCCAAGTGTTAATAGTACGCTCAAAGTCGCCCTGTGCAGCCGTAGTATTAGCCATGACATACTGATAGCGCAGCATAGTCTTTTCGGCCTGAGTCATTTCCTTTACATCAGCGTTTAATCCATTAGCAAGCGCCCATGAACTGAGCGTTGCCTGTGTCAGATCCAAGCCGTAGGCCCGCAATGGCCTGGTCTGGCCTGTGAACACGGCATTCAATCTCTCAGCCACTTCTTCATAGTCCTGGTTATAGAACGACGCCATATCACCGGCTAATTTGGTCAAGTTAAGAGATACGTCACCCATGCTGTTCGCAACATCAACATATCCATTTGTAGCAGTCTGGACAAAATCATTTGTTTCACGTACCATATCACGTGAAATGCCCATAGCGCTGCCCATTGCCTGAAAACGCGATCCAACCTGTTTAGCAGTCAATTCAGACATACCGATAGTATCTACCGCTTCTTTTGCAAAGGCATTCATCTTATCGGACATATCCGAGAAAGTTACATCTACTACGTTCTGTACTTCCTTTAACTGAGAAGCCAGATCAATAGAGTCCGCAGCCTTCCTGAATAATCTGAATAACAGGAAGAAGTTTGCATACATACGGCCGGCAACACTAGCAAGCGATACTGTCTGCTTATGGGCGCGCCTAGCGGCATTCGTGTAGCGGTGCAAGCCGCCAGACAAACCGTTAAACGACCTCATAGCATTAGCGCCATTCACATTCAGCTTACCAAGTGCATTCAGCAGCATAATGGTATTCTCACTCACCTGCGGAGCAGTAGAAAGCGTATCCATCATACTACGCAACTCTTTTGCCAGTGTAGGAAGATTAACGATGGTCTTGTCAATCTTCGCATAACCAAACTGCTTTATAGCGCCAGCAAGCGCAGAAATAGCCTCTACATTTGCCGTCACATTAGTACCAACCGCATTCAGATCACGCAAGCCATCAGCCAAGAACGGAAGCACCTGGCTTGCCGTTACGATATTACCAGAACCAAGCGCACGAAGTCCCTGTGCTAATTCCAATAACTGAGGTCCGTAGCCAGGAAGGTCAACATTAAGAGACTGGATACCACTTGCAATCTGAGGAAGAAAAATAGCTGCATTCTGGCCGCTTGTGCCACCGATCTTAGACAATACGTCTTTTAACTGCAAAAGCGGAGTCATATCCGGCATTGTACCGGAAACAGAATAAAGCTCTTTTAAGCCTTCAACAACCGGAGTAAACAGATTGCCGGCAGCACCAGCACGCTCCATAGACTCTGCCATCTGCTGTGTTGCGGACGATACTCTATCTTCTGCAGCCGCCACCTGTTCCAACTGAGATGCGCTGCCACCACCTAAGAATGCAAAATCATCGTCAATATCAATACCATCCGGCAGCTCCATAAATCCATCATCATCACCGCCAGATAATTCCTGCATTTTTTCTTTTGCGATACCAAGAGACTGACACAACTCGTCAATATCAGCTCTAACCTGCTGAATACCACCGCTTACTGTCTCAGATACATCATTAAATCCTACAAATGCGTTCTCCGCATCATATGCGTTATCCTGCATACGCTGGAATGCCAGAGCCAGGTTATCAGTCTCATTAGCTGCCGCCTGAATGCCTAAGCTCTCATTCTCAGTAATTACAGAATCAGCAGAGCCGCCCTTCTTAGAAGATGTGCCAATACCAAGTTTTCCACGTGCGGAACGTGCAGTTTCACTATCACCAAATACATCCTGCCATCCACTGTTCAACTTCTTCTGCGAATTACGAATCAGCTCATTTTCGGCCTTAGCCGCTTCATGAAGTTCATTCTCATACCTAGCATAAGACTTAATGATACTCTCGATCTCACTCCTGATATCCTTCAAAGCAGTAGGATCGCCGGAAGACGCAGTAAGCCTATCAATAGCATTAGCAAGTTTGTCAACGCCCTGGTCATTCTTATCAAAATTGTAAGACTCGGCCAGTGCTTCAGCTTTTTTGCGTGCGTTCTCAGATGCCACAGCGATCTTCTGGCTTTCCGATGCAATTCCTGACAGGAAACTCTTACCGCTCAGTTTAGCCAGCTTGTCGCCGTTTGTAGCGAGCTTTCCGAGTGAAGATGCAATATCCTTCACATGTGCCGGATCAATCGCGCTAACAGCGTCTCCAAGCCTTTCCAGACCACCTACAAGGTTATCAATTCCTTTGACGTAATCAGAACCGGCCTTGTAATTATTTAAGGCCATATTCAGTTTTCCTAAGTCAGCAATAAGTGAATTGATCGCCCTACTTGCGTCACCCGCCGAAGCCGTGATGCGTAATTGAAGGTTGCCGATATCTGCCATAATTCACCTCCATAAAAAAAAGATGCCGAAGCATCCATATAAATTAAAAAGGATGTGTTTCCACATCCTTAAAACAGTTTCGTTGCCAAGAACGCCAGATATCCAGGATCGTCTAGTTTCATTGAAGAAGTTACTACTTCCGACGTGCTGAATATAGGTTTCGTTTTCTTTACTTTTCCTTTTTTCGGCATCATAGCCATAGGATACTGTTGTCTGCCACAGTACGGACAGAACATTTCATCATCATCTATGTCTTTTGAACATAAAATACAGTATGTCATAGGCTATACCTCTAATAAGATCATACCATATTTTATGAAGAACCACAATATAAAAAAAGCGGCGGAGCTTTTCACCCCGCCATCTTTTTGTGATTCTCAAAATTATTCTGCATCTCACCTAACATAGCGAACAGGCTCTTTACGGATTCCTTCTTTTCATCTTCCGTTAGTACGTGATGCTCTTTTTCATACTTCGCCAACAAAGGCTCTTGCATATGCTCATACGGCTTACTTCCCTTTTTCCGGAACGCATTACCTAACGCTACCTCTATTGCATTGGAATAGTATATGTATTGCATATACTGGCTTTCATCTTCCAGCTTCCTACGCAATTTCATAGCTTCAAAGTACGGTTCTATCTCACGCGGGTAACTATTCCAAAAACGGTCCTCAGATAATCCGGCCGCCAAGCACTGCGGAAGTAACTCTTTACGATACATTTCCCGCTTGCTGCGATATTTTAAGCGTTTTTCTTTGTACTTCTCCGCTTTTTCGCTACCGGGGTCTCCGCTTCCTCCGCTTCCTCCGTCAGTTGTTTCATTCTCGTCTGAAAAAAACCAGAGTTTTTAACCTCTTCCAGCATTTCCTTTACGAACTCGTCCATATTGCCGCCGTTCATATAATGCTTCTCGATCTCTTCTCCTGCTTGCATCGGAGACATACCACCGCTAATAGCAAGATATGCTCTTACAAGAGTGTTCGGTTTGGTCATCAATACGTTTACATCAGCCCCCATCTCTTCCAGTTCACAGGAAGTATTGTAGGTGTATTTTGCCACTTCATACTGCTTGCCATTGATTGTTACCATCTTTTTTTTCTCCTTTCAGGTAAAAGGGGAGCAGATTGCTCCACTCCCCAATTTGTTGTTTCTTACATGCCTGTTACTGTTACAGAACAGGTATCGGTCTTTCCACCGTCCTTTGTAGTTACAACGATCGTTGCGGTACCTGTGCCTACTGCAGATACCTTACCGTTGTTGCTTACGGTTGCCACCGTAGTATCGGTTGTAGTCCAGGTCACACCCTGATTGGTTGCATTGGCAGGTGCTACGGTTGCTTCGAGTGTCTCACTTCCACCTACAGAAAGGCTGGTTGAAGACTTGTTAAGGCTTACGCCTGTTACCGCTACTGCGTCCTGTGCTACAGGTTCGTAAGCGGTAAGCTGTCCCTTGTAGTCAACGATTGTCAGAGTAAGTTCGATGGTCTGAAGCTCGTTCTGGCCAAACTCCGGCATCGGAAGTACCTTCGGCGGTTCTGCTACTACGAAGAACGCCTTGTCCATATCCGGATGCCATACCTCGAACCACAACTGAAGATTGCTCTGTTTAGCGGTATTGTAATCGGAGATCATTGTCTCCAACTGGCCACGAACATCGTCGGTCAAGTTGAAAGTTACGGACCAGGTACCGCCCGTGTCCTGTCTGCCGGCGATCGACCGAGTTACGAAGTCCTCCAAAGCGGAAGCGTCGATCGTCTCAGTCTCCAGGGAGATACCTGCGATCTGATTGCAACGCTCCAACCACTTATAGGACGTAGGCTGAGTGCCGGCCGAGCTCTCTGCTGCATAACCGAATTTTACGCCCAAAGTGCTGAGTCCAGGAATAGATACTGCCATTTTTGTTTCCTCCTTTTTGCATAAAAATAAGCGACCGAAGCCGCTTTACCTTTGTGTTCTATGAAAAGTTTCATGTGAAACTAATCATTAAAGTTTGTCTCCTGCGCCGATCATTCTATTACAGATAATCTGACCGGACGCAATTTTACCCGTTACCGTAGCCATAGGCATTTGGCCACATCTGTAACGGAATGTTGCTCTCATTACTTTTTCTGCCGCTGCGAGAATTTCTTTGCATTCCTTCTCTGTAGTATTTGTCCACACCTTAATGTTGATCGTACTATCAATCCCACCGATGTCTACCCCATCCAGATCGTATCCGTCACCCTTATAGGTATGCCATAGATACAATGACGGGAACGTAGTCGGTGTAATATTTTCATTCCTAACCGTACATTTCAAGTTAGGATAAGGTGCGTCTTTCCTACCGGCAAGCATATATTCTATTGTCGTTAGAATAATCGGTTCAATTTCCAAATACCATTCACTTGCCATTGAATACTCCCTTCGCAATACGGTCTACTTCAAACATCATTGCATACAATGCGGAATGTACAGGATAAGTCGGTGCTTCACCATAGCTGTGATGTTTTTCACCATCCGGTGTTTCCCACCACCAACCATCTTTATCAAAAGCGTGCGTCTGTCCAGGGAATGTACCTTGACCTACACCTTCTACATCGTCCAGCACCTTTGCAAGCCAACCTGATCCAAATTCAGCCATTAGCAGCGGGCTAACGACGGCCTGTTTTACACCGCCTCTATACTTCCATTCCCGGATAATCTTTTGACCATCCGTAGCGATTAACAAGCCTTCTACGCCATCACTGCCAGGAACAATTTCCTTCTTGAAAACGATCATACCTGCATAATCGCCGCTGTTTGCAATACCAGATTCTATGCCAACGTCCATTAGTCGCTCTACTAGCACTTCTGTCTTTTCCAAAATATCAGATTTGTACTCTTCCAAAGCCTTAATAGCCTTTTCAATAGAGCCTTCTGTTGTCAGTGACACATAAATCCGTTTCATTTTTTTGCCTGTTTGTAAATCTGATTTGCACCGGTAGATGCAAGACCACTCGATATGCCTACCGCGATTGCGTTCAGGATATCGTTTGCCGGGAAATCAGGTATAACATACATCCCGACTACGCCAAGAATACCGCCGCATACACCGACAATAATAGGTATCCATTCATCTTTAATCGGGCTAACCTTGACGATCATTCCGATCAGATAACAGATAACTACGATTGAAACAACTGTTACTGCTCCTGTCATGCCTTTCCCCCTTTCTCCAAGGTTGAAACTCTGCGCTCTAACTCTTCATATCGCAAGGAAAGCATTTCTGTAGCCTTTTCGTCACTTGTGATCCGTGTACTCATAGACTTCATCTCTTCCTGCATACTACTGGTTATTGACAGCAATCGTTCCAACTTGAAATTGATCTCTGCATTTTTCTTAGCGCGTTCTTCAATATCACTCACATCTGCCTTCTTAGCACTTTTAAGCCCAAAGAATACTGCGGCGGACACAGAAATAATACTGATAAGTAAAGTAATCTCAATAGTCATATCACTTCTCCCTTCACGACTTTTTCCATTATTGCTCGGTAGAAATGCTGGCCTTCATCAAGAATACCCATTACTCTATAATCTGCGCTGTTTTCATCGACCTCACCGGCGTCATAAGCCACTTCACTGTCTTTCCAGACTAGCGTTCCAACTCGAAAAGGCAAATCACCCTTCCGATAGGTTATCTTTGCTACTGCCCTTGTCTCACTACCAAATGCCTGTAGCTCGTCTTCCGTCAGGGTTCCACTGATGCTATTCCAAAACTCAGTCGGTTCGTCATAGCCTTCTTTTGTTTCACCCGTATATACCGGTACAACTTCGCCATCCGGCATCGTGCGATACACAATGTTACCTTCAGAATCCGTCTGATAGGTAGGCTCACTCTTATGATAGTTGGAATACAACATACGCTGCTTGATCCTTCTTGCTACACGCATATTCTACCCCCTTGATGCAATAGGTAATACACCATAGAAAAGCGAATCTCGATCTACATAGTGAATAGATACTCCATCCTGACTGTACTGCGTCTGACCCTCCGCTCCGGTCTGGTTATAGTCATACATAGCGATCTCACGGATCTGAGAATAATAATTCTCCATATCACGCTCAATCATAGCTTCCGTATAACTGCCAGGATAACGTCTAGCGGTCTTCACAGCACGATACGCGGTCCTAACCTTGGATGCAAGAAGAGCCGGATTAAACTTGTCGCCCTCTTCTGCACTTAATTCGGTTGTCAAGTCCTCGATAATCTCTTCTATCATTTTGCACCTCACAGGTTCAGTTTTTCAATAATTTCCGCTTTCAGTTCTGCAGCGTTCTTTCCATCTACGTCGATACCGTTTTTTGTGGCCAGCGACTTTACAGCAAAGAATTTCATCTTCTCTACTTCATCACGTGTGACCAAACAAGAAACTTCTTCTTTGCTTTCTTCTTTTACCTCTTCCTTTTTTCTGACCTTCTCAATAAGAGCCATGCCACGCTTGTTATTATCAGAAGACAATTCAGCAAGGCGTTCTTTACTTACAGAACCGCTGCGGGGGTATTTCTCCCCCACAGCGTAATGCTCTTTTGTGTCTTTGTCAGTAAAGGATCGTGTTACCACATAATCCATACCTTATGCCTCGTCACTTTCTACTGTTAAGCCGCGCAAACTATAGGTCTTGATAGCCTGCTGGCCGCCCTTTGTAGCAACAACCTTGAGCACCTGAGTATCCTTGTCGGTGATCTTCATTACCGCATTCTTGTCCGGATCGTTGATAAGTTCTACCAGGCCTGTTCCAGCGCTCGGTTCCAAACCAACCATTACAGAATCATATGCGGACCAATCATCATCTTCTACGGAGAACTTGGTGGAAAGGAAGTTACCTGCACCCCAGTAATCTACGATTGCACCCGGAGTGTCATAATACTTCAGTGTACCGCTGAACACGCCGTCAGTCAGCGATACGTTATCCTGGAGCTCTCTAACGTATGTCTCGTTATAGAGCTGAGTGTCACCGTCCTCGGCTTCAACAGTGACACGTTTTAAAAAGACCCGATATGTCCGATCACTACGCCATCCAGACGCTCTGCAAACAGAGTCAGACCGGAAACCAGTACGGTTTCAACCTGCATTCTGGTGTAGTTTGCCTCATGATGAATACCGATGTAGCCGGTCTCGTCAGTGGTGAAATCAAAGCCAGTTCCCAGGCCGTCAGCACCATTTACCGGGATGTAGTAAACATTGATGTTGTCCTTAACGGTACCATAAACCGTACCTGCCGGAACTGCCGGCGCCTCAATAACGGTTCCCAGTCCCAGGAAATTCTCGAAGTAGGTCATACCGAAAGCGGTCTGAGTGATGATCTGAGCGGAACCCAGATAGTCACCGATATCTACCGGATTTACGAAGTATACCGGCTGGATGTCCTGATCCTCGAACTTGATAGCCAACTGAGCACGTACCTGTGCGATAGTCTTCTGCAGATCAGTACCGGTTGCTACGCCATCACCTGTTGCCAGGAAATCATAGAACTTTGTCTTGATGGTGTTCTGTACATCACGCAGAGCCTTTGCATCAGTCTTGGTTACTGCCTGAGAGTATGCACCGCCTACGATTGCTTCAGCGGTAGAAGCCTTACGATACTTCGCAAGAGCCATCTCCTGAAAGCTAACCGGTTCAGTCTTGTAGTGGGAAAGCGGAATGATGTCGCCTTCTGCTACCAGAGTGCCGTCCTCCAGAGTACCAGTTGCCTTGTAAGCCTTCAGCACCGTACCTGCCTGTTTTGCAATCGGTCTTGTAACACCCAGAGCCTTCATAAGACCCTTGATGTTCTCCTGGAAACGATATACGAACTCGATCTCACGTGCCTTCGCCATATCGTCTTTTACGATTACGTTGTTTTCTGCTGCCATTTTGTTTTCCTCCTTGTTTTAATTGAATAAATCAAGATGTTTCGCAATCTGAGCTGTGCGTTCTTCCACATCTTCGATTGCTAAAATCTCTTCCTTGGTCATTGCCGGATAAGAACCGTCCCCTATGTGAGCTTTCGGCATCGACTTTTTCCACTCGGCTTCTTTGGCCTTGATAAGAGAATCCGTATGCTGTCTCTGGATATCCGCAAGCGCGTCCATATCTCCTGATACTTCTGCTGTAGCAGCTTTCTTCGCCATATCCGGGTCCATACCCTGTAGCAAATAGCGTTCCTTCGCTTCGTTCTCGCGCTTGTATGCTTCCAGGGATGCAATATGCTCCTTGATCTCTTCCTCGGCAGCGCGCTTTGCTTCATCCTCAATCTCCTGCTGCGTCTGTTTGGAACGCAACTGCTTTGTCAGGTCCCCGACCTGCTTCAAAGCCTTATCGAGTGCTGCCTTGTCCTTTGCCTTTGCCGCTCTCTCTTCCGCAAGGGCCTGTTTCAGACTCTCCAGAGTCTCGGCATCTTCCTGAGCGGATTCCCCACTAGGTTCCGGTGCCCCACCTTCACCCTCTGCGAAAAACTGTAAGTGTAACGGTAATCTCTTTCCCTGCATTTTTAATTCCTCCTTTGTGTTTGCTTTTCTGCCCCGACTTCTCTGCCGGGAGTGCTATGCAGTGTTTGTGGTTTCACGCTTCTCTGCGTTCTTGTCATTACGCTTCTGTGCGGGTTTTAACGACTTTTCCTTGTCGTATAAAAAAAGAGCCGTTTCCGACTCTTATTTCCAAACAAAAAAGGAACCATTTTAAGGTTCCTTACGGTATCAAATTTCCAACCATCTTCAATTCGTCTTTTGCTTGTCCTTTAAAACCTATGGCAATTCTGATAGTTCATCAAGAATTTCTTCGCACACAATACCAATATCGTTTATGTCATACTCCGGAGATTTACCAAATCCTCTTTTTGCAAGAACTTCACTTATCTTTTCAGACAATTCAATAATATCATCATCCTCAACATAATTTTTGTTTGGATCAAGACCTATTTCAGATATGAGATTTTTCTGCGCCTCATTCTCAAATATCATTCTTCAATCTCCGTATAAGTGCGTTGCTTGGCTTCTCATAGGTAACATGCTTTCCTGTATCCGGATTGACTATAACAATTACTCTTTCTCCAATGTACTTAACATATGGATCTCCATTCTCATTATAGTCAAAGTAGTTTTCCGGATCATCTAAAGGATTTTCTATAGCATCTCTAATATCTTCATCAGAAAATTTTCTCTGATTTTGTCTATATACCGCATGCTTGGTTTTATCACCAAAATACTGCAAATCCAGATTAAACAGTGCTTCTTTTCTTGATTTAATACTAGCATAATCTGCGCCATTTGTATACTGAATACTTCCGTTGTTTTTCACAATATGTCCGTTATAATGTGCTACGATTTTAACAACTTTTCCATCTTTATCATAATAATGGCAAGAACATCTACATCTGTAACACTCATTTGGGTTATTATCCCAATCACACGGATACTGCATAATTCCGTCACCAACGACAAAATACTCTGCTAACGGAATGATTTTTTTCGGTACTTCATTATGGGTAGGACGTACTTTTCCATCGTCACGATCTACCCATTTCTTTCCAACAGCACCGGCTTCAGCGGCTTGTTTCAACTCTTCATAGTTGAGAATAGTGTTTGCTGCATCTTCTCCTATGGACATTGCTCTATCCGGAGAAGACCACCATCCGGCATCTGTCTGACCATCCACGCCGACACCAACGGCTTCCATATGCCGCCTGGTAACATCGAACTGGTCCTGTGTAAATTCATTAACATAGGCGTTTTGGTGATCGTCCATTCGACTATGCGCCGCTACAGTTTCACCAAACCGAACCCTGAATTTCTCCAGCACCATATCATAGTCAGGATTGTTCTCCTGCATCTCAATAGCAAGCAAGGCAAAGAAAAAGAGCAGTACATCCATAATGTCATTGGCTGTATCTACTCTCTCTTCTTTCTGCTCTTTGCTTATCGCCATCTTTGAGAAGTATTTCTCAGGTTCCTCTACTTCGACCTTTGGCGTATTCAGTTCGTCTATGCCTAACAATGCCATTATTCTTCAATAACTCCATTAGTCCCGGTTGTCATTCCGTCTATCAACGGCGACTGACCTATCTGATCTGATATATCAGCAAACGGCCTTGTCTCTTCTGTCTGGTTGTTTGTCATCCACACGTTTGCTTCCTGGTATTTTCGGATACCTTCACCGCTTCGCGCAATGAATTGTGCCGGATCAGGAACCAGCGGAGCTGCAGCAAGTGCATCTTCAATACTTGCGCCCTTCGCCAGCAAAGCACAGAAAGCATTTGTCTTGACCGTCAACTCATAGTTTTTCGGTCTACGCACGCAAGGCTCTATATCACTCGGCATAAGAGACATAAGTGGATCATCCATCGTTATGTCTGTAATACCAAAACTCTCACGAATAGCAGCCAGAATAACCTTAATCTCTTCATTCTGGCATCCTACCGTCAAACATTCCTGAGCACCGGCTATATTCTCGCTCTCGGACCATCCGGAAGCTACCTGCAAAGCGTTTGAAGAGCTGCTTCCGCTGCTATCATTCCGCTGCGGTACGTGGCATTTTTCCAGAATAAGCGATCTCTGAGACAGGTAGTTATTCCGCATCTCGTCCAGCTTATAATCCAGCGTAAGCGGCTCTACCGAAGGCCGTTTCCCGTCCTGTGAAGAGTATGTAAACAGCCACTCTCCATCCTTTACTCCCGGTGTTGCTTCTACGGTATT